TTTCAACTCAGTATCCAGTTGCTTACCAGTTTCATCGTACACATCTTCACCGCTAGCAGCCAACATTTGCTCTGCCTCACGACCAGTCAAAAACTGAGATAACTCAGTATAGTCGGTAGCAGGTAATGCTTCTGCAGCGATATCCAAAATTATTTGACCAACCTCTCTAGCTGATTCCTCAACTAGACGCAGTTTGTCCGCAATTTTAGTGTTTGCACCACCCTCAATAATAGACGCCTCAGTAGCTGTACGTCTAATATTGGGTGCGGTGCCACGCAAATATTCGTTAACACCTGTAATCTCAAAAATTTCAGAACGCATCATATCATTCAGATTATAATAATCTGCATGAAGCTCTGGAGGCGTCAGCACTCGCACTACATCCTCAAGTGGTTCATCGACCGAAATGGGTACAATCATGTTAGCGAGGGGCGACTGCAACGCCTCCAAAGCCTCATCCTCCAACAGGTCAGTACGTACCAGGAACTTGACTGCGTTACGTCGCATATAGGTAATCATAGAAGAACGAAGCTTGTTCAACTCATCCTGCAACGAAGACACAACCTCCACCTCCGACATATGCCAAGGCGAATCAGGAATGTGATGATTAGGAACCTGCACCAGTTTACGTGCAGAGTCCTCAATCCAACGCAGAGGTAACTCTGACTGTGGAGAGAAAGTAATCGTCAACCGTTCAGACGCATCATAAAAATCGTATAAAGTAACAAAATCGTCTAACCTGTTAGACTCTTCCGTATACTGAACACGTTGCATATCATTACCCTGAACCAACGTCTGGTCGGGATCAGATCGTAAATCGGTAGTATTAAAATATCTTTTATCAGCCTGCAGTTCTTTTAAGGGCATAATATATCTAGTAATATACCAGCGAGCATTACCCAACTCGGAAGCGTTAGGGTCTATCCAAACATCCCAAGGGGAAACTTTATCAACCAAAAAATCTATAATCTTTTGTTCAGAAGTCGGAATTTTCTTCCCGAAACCATCACGCTGCCACTTTTTAACAATATCAAAACCGACTTCAATAAACCCGTCACCATAAATAAACGAATCCGTAATCGACTCCCGCAAACGCTTACCACCAGAAAACTCTCTAGACCGCCACAAACGGTTTAGAAAGATACGTTGCGCAACAGCCCTCTCTTTCGTTGCATCACCTGAGGACGGTTCAACCAAAAACTTGATACCGCCACCAGTGATGAACGGAATCATAGTAACAATAGTAGAGAACGTCAGATTGACTGCAACATAATCGGACGAATTATCCAACGCCCTCAACACATTCTGATCACCATTATAACGTGCAACATTATCTTTCCATACAGGATGCCGATCATTACGAGAATGATCGCCATACACTAATAGTTTTTTAGCACGTTCGACAGCTTCCTTCTTATCCAAAGCTACACGCTTAGTCAACTTTTGTGGATAACCAATAGTAGAAGTCATTATATCCACCTATGTTCCGTCACAGGATCATAACCTTTATTCTTCCTAAACGTTTCCACATTCTCTTTAAACTGGCCCATACCAGTAGTACCAGCCTCCCTGTGAAGTCTAAACGAGTATAAACCGTTGAACCTTACGGACGACAGTTTACACGCATAACAACCCTCAACAGGAGTAGGGTGTTCTTCCCAATGTTTCATAATTTACTTCCCTGCAGGTAGCTTACTAAAGTTCGGAACCTTAGGCTTGATCCGCTTAATATGCGGTTCCTTATGAGAACCCGTAGTACCGCGAAACGGTGCGAAAGCAACATCAGGTGTTTCCTTCTCAGATCGTTTCAAACGGTCAGGACCGATATCAACAGACATGTGATCGCCACTTTTGTTGCGATTAACACGACTGCGACTAGGATTATCTCCCCCACCCGCATTAGACTTGCTAGATTTCCCATGTTGTTCAATGTTACCTTTCGCTTGACGTTTGTTCTTCAATGACCAAGGCTCATTGGTTGTAATTTTAGGCATTATACCTCCTAACATATATACATAAACGTTCAAAGCATAATAGTAGGCTTAAAACGTGTACCCTCTGTAGACCCGATAGGAGCCTCCAAAAAGTGTTTGTTCCCCTGCTTCTTAGAAGCATTAAACACATCATTAAACGTTACCCGACCATCTGAATCCTCTCGCCAGACAATCGGGAAACGTCCAACATCCAAAATACCTTGCATCGCCAAACAAGTAGCCATAATCGTATCATCATGATTAGGCGGCTTCGCCGCATAAGACCCCTTACCCGTACTTGTAAATACCATAGCCTCCAACTTGAACTGTTCATCATGAAACAACACATCCTCATCCCGCAACGCCTGCAACAAATCAACCACCATCTTAGGTTTAGTAGCAATAGTAGTCATAAACCCATAACGTTCCGAACGTTGCGCCCTCCGCCTATCCGACGGTTTACTCCTATAAATCCGCGGATAGCGGGCCTTCTTCAAATAGGTAATAGGAACTGCCCCATGATTATTAGACTCGACCAAAATAAGAGCAGTATGATAATAGTATCCCAACTGCTCCAAAAGGAAACCCAACGACTCCGCAGGGATATGTGATCGTGAACTAGCCACTTCTTCTCCACTAGTAACATCAAATACCTTAACGACCGTCCAGTCGCCATGGTCAAGTCCTTCCGCCACATCTGCAGCCACAACATAATTGGGCTTCCTAACAACTGCTCCGTCCTCATCCTTCTCCACCTCTGGTAGACGCCAAATATCCACCGTAATATCATCATTAATCGCCTCCTCTTGGAGAGTCCACACACCATCCTCCGTCCAGGCATACACCAAATCAGGTTCACAAAAATCATTATACTCTAACACATCAGCACCAAACGCAACCCTACCTGACTTCACAAATGCTTCGTCCGCAGTAGCAGGATACTCCTGATAAAAATACCATTCCTGACCACGATGAGCACGCTTCTTCTGCTCATACCATGCCTCATCCCTTTCAGGAACCACATGCCACGGATAAAATACGGGAGTCCACGCCGAATCTGACCTTTGGCTATCCAACCAGATGTCGTGAAAGAAATTTCCCATACCATTAGCCGTAGACACTAACAGAGCCTTCCCATAAACGAGAGGCTCAATAGCAGCCCAAACTGCCCCAGCATTATCAATAAACGCTGCCTCATCAATAACAACCCCATACACCGAATCGCCACGCCCAGTAGCCGCAGTAGTAGGGATAGACTCAATCCTCGACCCGTTCTCCAAAGCCAGGGTTGATTGAGTTAAACTTGTGGGTTTACCAATCCTATCATGCATCCAAGAAGGCAACCTATTAAACCCATATAAGGCTTTACCTAACATCTTAATAGCAGCATCCTCACCACGAGAAATAAACAGCCAAGGATGTTCAGGCTTAAACAAAAGGTCGTGAACAGCCTCAGCCACACTAGCAGTCGTATAACCAATCTGACGTGCCTTCAAACCATTAATCAGCGTATTCTCATCAATTATCTTATGTAAATCTATCTGATAGTCACGCGGATGATATAAGGTAGCACCGACCCCGACCACAGGAATATAATAGTAGTGTTCGAAAAAATATGCTTTATCCTCTGCACACTTCCTCCATTCAAGTTCTTGTGCTGCTTCAAGTTTACTTGCCATCTTCTTCTCGCTCGAAAATTACCTCTTCATAAACTTCTTGAACAACGTTCAAAAACAGATGTAAATCTTCAGCGCAAGTACATTCACCAGCCTCACGACCGCAACGTACATGCACAATCTTCTTAAGTTTCATCTGCACTTTCCCGTGCCGTCACGATAGCAATCAACTCTTCGGAGGGAAGGTCGGAAGCAGACTTTTTTAGCTGCTCCCGATCCTTCTCCATCCAATCCAACAACAAACGAGCAGCAGAAACACTGTTCTTATGTTCATCATCGGTAGCTATAGTGAAAAGGTTATCGATCACATCTTGCGCCCGCTGAACCCTAAACAGGCCGCGGCTACGCTTCTGCGCTTC